AGTAGATATCCACTTACCAGAACCAGCCCTAACCATAAGCTCTATGTTCTCTGGTCTCTCACCTACAGTTATACCTGTAGGAAGATTAGGTAGAGATTTACCTGTCTTCTCCTTCTTCTCCTTATTCACTTATCTCATCACCTCCTTGTCTTATTATGTGGCGTGCAGACCAATTAGTTTCATTATCAAGGGCTGCCCAATCATAATATACCGAAGGTAGAGAGTTAATAGTACTTGGGACACCCTCTATTGTTTCGTCTTCTGTTCTCCAAGATATAATACCTTGTCTGTCATCTAGAGAGTTGAGTATCTCCTTAGCGCGTTCTGCTACTTTAGGCAGGAACTCCTCTAGGTAGTCTGGAGGTATGACTCCATCTAGAGCCTCTAACTCTTTGTTATAGGCTTCTATGATAGTCCATACTAGTATCTTATGTATTATAGTCATATATCTCTCCTACCAAGGCACAAACTTCTTAGACTTCTTCTCTATATTTACGGTATGTAACCACTCAGGTAAAGATAATGACTTCCTCTTTCTTCTTGCCCCAAGTATCCTCAGGAGATACGTCTCATATTTCTGCATAGCTTCTTGTAGAGTTATGTACGTATAGCTGCTAAAGCCGTTGGAGTTTGCTGAACGTACATACAGAGTTAACTCTAGAGGTATGTCTTCTTCACTGGCAGTGGGCACATCTGCTGCTATCAAGTCACTATCATTGTAGCTATTAAATTCGCCATTGTCCCATGTAACAGTATACGGCATACTATCACTGTCATCCACTGTAGTTATCCTTCCTACTACTACATTACCACTACCAGTCCATAGAGGATTATTGGATGATGCCCCGTGACGTCCACTAATATATAAGACCTTGTCTCCTACCACAAAAGCCATATTCTATCTCCTTATATAATCTCTAGCTTGACAAGAGTTGCAGCACTAGCCTTCTCTTGAGGTAATGTATAACAGCCACCTGTTCCAGAGCGCAACTCAACTGCTCTATCTATAATACCTCTACGCTCACCTAGCAGAAGGGCTTTGGCTCTAGCAATATAACCATGCATATCTATGGCTGTCTCAGACTTTATCTTCTCTAGTATCTCTATTACATCTCTAGTAATCTTATACATCAGTCATTTACCTCTATATAGGGTATCTTCTTTCTTCTCTTTGGCTTCCTCTCTTCCGGCAGTAACAGTATCATATTATGCATATCCAGTATCATCTCTCTCTTATACTCTAGACCAGATAACACTAGTCTCACCTGATTAGTTATCCAAGAGGCTATGCTTAGGACATTATACATTACAGCTCTCTGTGTACAGGGGACATCAGCAGTCTCCTCATCTGTGCAGAGAGTCTTATTATATCTCCTTTTGTCTGCCCTAGAGGATATATTACAAGTATAGACCTCTAACTGATTACCACCCATTCTGCCATCTACAAAGTACAGTACTTCAGGGTTATCTTTAATGGTATCGAATATCTCTCTCCTTACCACCATACTATCCACAGCAGATACTACTATACTAGAGAGAGGCTCTTTCTTAGTCCACTCTCCGTGCATAGTGATATCCACTCCAGTGAAGTCTCTTATCATATCAGATAGAGCTTCCACTTTAGGCCTGCCGAGAGCGTTGACAGGATAGAACTGATTAGGCAGATTATGCTCTTCCACGAAATCATAGTCCCAGACGTGTATATCTGTGAAACCTATCTTAGCTAGTGCTAGTGTGGTAAATGAACCGATACCACCTGCCCCTATTACACATATAGGTGTACTAAGTATACTACTATCTACTAGACCACTCTGCCTTATAAATCTGTTTTCCAATGTGTACCCTCCAATATAGATTTAGCGAACTCCTTGTCTCTCCAAATGTCTATTGGGAGACATCTTACTTTCTTATGCTCACAGTCTCCCATCTTACAGAGGAAGCCCAATCTATGAGCCCTTTTATGGGGACATCTGGCATAATTCCTCTCTCCACGATGAGGACACTTTCTTATATTACTACATATCAGTAACCGACTAACAGTACTGTCCATACATATACTCCTGCCATTCTACACATATACGTTGATAAGCACAATCTATACAGTTAGCTGCGTTACAGTTATCAAACTGGTCTATCAGCTCTGGTGTTATCGCACTTCCATCTTTATGCGGGTAGATAAGATTAAAGTCATTTACCATAGCCTTTAGATGTTCTGCGTCTTTCTTGTCATTATCAGAGCTGAACCCGATGAGTCTTCCTACGTATGGTTTATCCTCTTTCTTCTTTGGTAGCCACTTCCGTTGCGTGTAATCCCATTCTTTATCTTCTATATCCACAGTCTCCCAAGTACCAGAGACACTATTATATATCCTGACACTATTATCATCACGAGTCCAGTCATTGTTGTAGTAAGATGTTGCTGGCTTGCTATCCTCATATTCCTGCAATGACTTGAGATTACGTGTCACTTTATCTTCTATGTCCACAGTAGCAGCAGACCATATATAGATAGGTACACCACTCACAGCTAATGCTATGGGCTTGCGATAGTCTATACGTCCCAGTATGTCCATAGACTTGTTAATGACTAATGAGATAAACCACTCCCCTGCTAATAATGTCTCATAATTATCTTCATCTGTCCCACTATGAAACGTCCCCATATTAGCGTGGCTATGCCAATGTAGTCTCAAGTCCATAGTATCCTTGCCCTCATTTATCAGCTTATTCATAAGAGTATGTATCTCCTCTTCTGGTATATCTGTTGAGGACATAGTATTGTCTTGCTTAGCGGGCAGGAATATCTCAGAGATGTTGAACTCTATTTCTCTTGTGTCATTATCTCGGATAGTCTCTCCCTTGATAATATGCTCTATCATCTTAACTAGACCACAGCCACTTATCTCTTTGGGATAGTCCGCAGCGTATCTCATAAGCTCGTGGTATACAACTTCGTCCATTGTGATATAGACATACTCCTTGAACTCTGTAGATATGCCACCGTTACTGACTTTGATGAGTATATCCTTAGTTTCTTCGGGAGTATGGTCTGTACCTATAGCTCCCTTTGCTATCTCTATCTTATGTTTACGCTTATGCTTACCCACGACACTCTCCTCCCTCATCAGGGTTCTCTGGGTCAGCCCAGTGCCAACGTGAGCACTCTGTCATGCAATAGTCATCATAATCGTCGCCTAGTCTATCACCACTGATGGGACAATATAGACAAGTACAATCATCTATTTGTTCCCCACAACCAGGACAAGTAGCATTTTCTGATGGTTTACAATGACAATTATCTGCTAATGCATAACAGGTATGACATCTAGCATCCCAGTCAGGAGACCACATATATATTGGCTTGTACCAACCAATCCTCACACAGTGAGAAAGGTATTTGTGTATGCTTTGGAGTAATTCTGTTATGCGGTAGTTAGCTGTTTGAGTGACAATTTCCCCTTCATAAGTACCCCAACAAGGTATGTTACCCTTGATATGTGGGTGCATATAGAGACCTTGCTCACCTGTTTTGACGTAACTTTCAAGCTCATTTGATATCTGTATCTGGAATAGGTTATTTATGTGGATGTAATATCTCCCCAGCTCAAATATGCCACTATGGTCAGTTACTTTAGTATCTTTATACTTGATAGTAATAGGCTTAGTAAGAGCTTTAATGTTTAGACCTCTTACTTCTATATCATCATAACAGTTAGCTAGTAGAGATATTAGGTGATTACGCATATTAGCTTGGGCAGAAGGAGAGACAAACTTGGTAAAGTTAGATATCCTTAAAGCATCTAACTTGTTGAAATCTTCTGTCTTTACTGCTATATCGTGCCGTAATTCTTGTATCTTATCTGCTACAGCTATACACTCAATTTGGTAGAGGTCTCTGCAGTTGGTCATAATATTAGTAATATGCTCTACTACTACCCTAGCTTTATTGTGTCTCGTTACATCTACAGCGTTAGTGGCTTCTATGCCAAATCCTCTCCCTGATATTACATCAGATACATCTGCTATAAAGTCGTGTCCGCCTCCTATATCTAGGAATAATACGCCATTCTTTCTATCTACTTTGATTATAGTGGCTAAGTCCCCTAGTCTAGCATAATCACCTAGAGAGTATGTAGCACCTGTTATCTTTACCACTTGACCCACACTTACCGTATCTAGAGTGAGCTTTATAGTAGTAGATAGAGTAAAATGTATCGGGGCATAATAGTACATCTCGTTATTATCGCCATTTACAAATACCCCTTTGCTATCTATGTCTATGACCTTATATTCCTTGTCCTCCGTCATAGGGAGATGTTTCTCACCATTAGAATGATAGACCACTATATCGTCCACTTTGAATGAGTGGTTAGGTGGTTCTGGAGGTTTCATTCTAATTTGGCCTGCTAATGTTGCCATCTTGTCCTTCTCCTTTATAGTATCTATGTTACATTATACATACTATACATACTATATATGATACACTATATATCTATATCTATGTTACATATGACTACATATGCTACACATGTAGACGGAGGCATAGAGCTACTGTCGCTATGGTGTATCCAGTATCATCACTAGCGTTTCCACCAATGACTTCGAGCCTTAGCTCTGCTCACCCTATGACTTATTTCATACTCCCTGCTTACTTACCACCCTTCATAGCGGCAGTAAGCGTGATAACCGCACCTTCTCTGGTTATCTTGGTATCTTCATCTGCTTCCACGTTGTCCACTCGTATTGTCCTGCCGTTGAGGTCTACTCCAGCCAATTCTAAGACTTCTGCCACTGTGACAGAAGGCTCGACATTGACTTCAACTACCCTTTCACCTAAAGGGGCAACCTTTACTATCATTTATCTATTCACCTCCTCTCTCTATTGGACTTATGCTACCCTGCTCTACGATATCCTCTAGAGACTATCTCTCTATTATCTTGATATGCTTACCTTTTATTGTGATATCAGTGATAGTGTCTCTCTTGCTATGTTGAGATAGTGGCTCTAAGCTAGTTGCTCTATAGGATACATCACCTATCTTGTAATATCTTATACCATCTTTGTACTTTATGCTCTCTACTATAGTTACATTACCAGTTAACTTATCTCTTACTTTATCTCCCTTTCTTATCATATATTACTCTCCTAAAATAGTTGGTATCCATAGAGCGTGCTTATTTATAGACTTCCTATAATTTCCGCTTCTCCCTGTCTTATAGTATCCATATGTATCATTAGTATAAGGGAGTATATTATCTATTATAGCCATCTCTCTTGATACCCTTACGAGAGTCCCAACAGGTAGGGGTTTAGTTCTATCTACAATCTCTACTATATCTGTCATCTAGTCCTCCTGTGTCAAGTCAGGTGGTATATCACTAGTCTCACTGTCTACTATATGCTCTTCACTATCCACATCTACAGTTATCTCTAGAGTCTCTCTTGTCTCTTCTGCTGTTGCTACTACCGTGAAAGTGTTAGGAGATGTCTTCTCTATTGCTATTGTCATAACCTCGATATCATTATACTTATTGCCTAGATGTATGCTTACTGACATAGTCTCACCAGTGAGATTACGCAGGGACTTCTCGTTCTCTACCTCTATGTAACACTTATTCGCAAGCATCTACTCTCCTTATAGTATCTATGAGACATAGATTACCTAACTTCTTTATCTTGTTAGTGGCATCTGCTTTATTATCCGCCCATACTAGTAGGATAAAATAGTATTTTTCTGCTTTAAGCAGAGCTTCCCATAGATATTTACCACCTTTGGTTGCTCTCTGATTAGATATCTTAGCCATTATATCTCCTGTATTAGTCGAAATACCGCTCTATCTGCATCTCTACCCACTCTTCCGCTGTCATATTCTCATCGTGGAGTATCTCTTCAAGTATCTCCGCTAATTTATCTGATATTGCTATTACATATGTCTTAGCCATTATTTTCTCCTTTCTGATATTACGCTTATCGTGTATCATACAGGTATCACTATATTAGACGGCTCATTGCTCACTTCCGCTAACATCCAAGCACACTTTGGGTTACTATCTATATCTATGTTGAATATGATACAGAACCCATCTAGATGATACATACATTGCTCACACATATGCTACCTCCGAGTATTTTCATACCACTTTGCTAACATTACCATACAGTAGATAACTACAAGCCATTGTATAAGTATAAGCATATCTACTTCTCCGTCATATCATCTACTCTCTGCTCTAACTTTAATATCTTATCCTCCAGATATGCTACCCATATTATTAACAGTATGATGAGACCTAGCAATAATACTGCTGATAGTATGCTCATGGTACTCTCTTTATCATATCTCTTATCTCTATTATCTTTATATGTAGATATGCTACATATGCTATCAATGCTACTATGAGTATAGCCAATAGAGCATATATCATAGTATCTCACCTACTCTCTGATATACTCTCTTTATCCTGCTATGCTCTGGATGAGTAAGACTACGTATCAATCTCCTATCTTCCTCTGTAAGCACTCCGAGCATACGCCTATAACCTCTCACTTTAGTATCCACTATCTTATGTAGTATGTTGCTAGACTTGAGTATGCTAGATATACTCTTACATTGATTACGAGTGGTATTCTTGATGATACCTACTGGGCTATCTTGTTCCAAGACTATTACATTGAACATATGACCTCCGAGTTATAGTAGCACTCCTACCGATAACTGGTTAACCTGATATTCCTCTCCTCTATCTCCCCTACTCCTACGAGGACGCTTGAGACCTAATTCCACTAACCACCCTCTTAACTCCTCTCTATATGATATACTCTCCTTACAGAGTATCCTCTCGCTATCCTCTAAATCTCTGATACACATATCAGAACCTCCATCTTGTATCGCTATGCTCATATATGTATGTAATGTGATAAAATCTCTTAAAATAAGAGAGGGCAAGGCGTGTGCCTCACCCTCTCGACTACTCCCCGACTCTATCGCTTAGAGTATCTCGCCAACCGCCTTCGCAATAGCGGATTTAGCTGTCTTCTTGCGGATACCGATAATCCCTCGAAGGACTATCTCGCTTGTACCGTCCGCTGTTTCGGCTATAACATCACCCGCCCAGTTATTGGAGACCACTAGGTTGAAGCCACCCTCTACCTCGTCGCCTTCTTTGTCGAGGCGTGGAGTTTTACCCATCTTTAGGACAGGTATGCCGCCTATAGCCAGTTCCGTTCCAGCGATATTGTCGGCGTTGACTTTGAGTTTACGAGCCATTTTCTCTTGCCTCCGTTTTTGTTGATTGGTTAATAGCAACAGTTATAGACCTCTTATCGGATTAAACGGCGGACGTTTACCCATAGTCAATCACCTCCTTTCAAATTGTCAAGTTTCCAGATTTTCCGGCAGGCAACTCCTGCCAAAGTCGTGCGTTGATGGGATTATACCACGCATTTTAACCCGTTGTCGCATAAGGGTTTACGGACGTGCCTCGTCGGGGCGTTCTTGGGAGTGTCCGCAGGTTTTGGACAAGGGCTTCAAAAATAGTTTCGGGCTTCCGTCGATGAAACGTGGTTGAGGGTAAAAAAAACACCCTTGACAGGACTTTTTTGTGAAATGGGTTTTTCTCGTCGGTGGCTCGTCGAGGGGCAATAAATATCGGCTTCCGTCGGGGCAAGGTGGAATTATGCCTTAAATGGGCAACAGGACGCAAAAAAGGGGCGGTTGTGTCCGGCGTCAAGCACAAAACAGGCGAAAGGGGTAAACTTGTCGGGGGATAATGGGAACGTGTCGCAAATAGGGCAAGGAACATCAAAAAAGGGGTATTTTGAGGGCTTTGGCAAGGGGATTTGCCTTCGTGGGCTTGTGCGGGGATAAGGGCTATATGAGTATAGAGAGATATACCAAGACATAGCAATATACTACTATCTATTAGCAATAATATACTCTAGGATACTCTAGCCATAGCAAGATACTACTATCATATGACAATATAATTATAGTCAATAGCAAGATAGTCTAGACATAGAGCAAGAAAATCACTTTCCCCCATAGAGGTATAGGCATATTCGTAAATCTCTATAAATATGCGTCACCCTCTCAGAACTTAGACTCTCATAAGTTATGTCTCTATAATGAGTTATATCATATATAGTAATAGTATATTATATCATCTATAACTCATTGATAATAAAGTACTTGACAAATACGATATTATAGTGTATACTAATGCTAATAGCATAGAGAGTTATGAGAGTAGAGAGTATAGCATAGAGAGTATATCACATATATCTAGTATAACAAATAAGGCATGCTATGTCATAGCACTAGCTATGGTGTATAGCTAATGTACAAGGAGCATAATGTCCACAAGAAGCATCAGTCTCACAAAGATAGCTACTCTCACTGAAGATGATGTAGACTCCATCAAGAAGGAGTCCCTCGTCACAGGTAGACCTCATCAATATTGGAGGTCACTGCATAGGCATATTCTCTTCTGTCTCGAAAAGGGATGGACTCCAAAGCAGATATGCGAGAAATTCAAGTTACGGCCTATCCAGTACTACAAGATAACTAATAATGCTAACTTCATGGCTAAGAGAGACAAGATAGAGGCCGCAGTAGATGATAGGATAGTCGAAGAGGTAATCAAGGAGACAGTACAGGATAAGGTACGTCTCCTCTTCGAGCGTAACCTCATGAAAGCAGCTAAGACCGTCATAGATATCTGCAAGAATGGCACTCCTAATAGCAAGATACGCTTTGAAGCAGCAAAAGAAATACTCTATCAGAGTGGACTCAAGCCAGTTGATGTAGTCGAGACACGTGAGAGGCTCTACACACCTGAAGAGATAACCTCAGCACATGCTACAGCCAAGGAAGTAGAGCAGATATTCGAGAAACTCACAGGCGGCACCAGCAGATTTCTTGTATCAGATGTCACAAGCGACCCTATACTAGCCATAGAGGACAAAGAGACTCCTGATGCAGAAGAGCAAGTTACCGAATCAAGCTAGTCTCGATAGAAGATTATGCCAGCAGAGTCTTTACTATCTCTGCAAAGAGGTCCTGGCTTATCATGATATGGTCCCTCATGTCCATGGCGAGATGTGTCACTTCTCAACTTACCCTTCCTTTGGCAGATTCCGTCAGATAAATGTGCCAAGAACATATTTCAAGACCTGGGTCCTCACCATCGGTAAAGCTATCTGGCTTACCCTCCCCGATGAGCAGGGCTACTACAAATCCATTTATCCCTACAGAGGACCCAATGTCCGTATCCTCATAGCCTCTAATGTCATTGATAATGCTGCTAAGATGATATATAAGATTAAGCAGGAATGGATGTCAAATGAGAGGCTCCGTGCAGCATTTCCTGAGCTCATCCCTGACTTCAACAAGACTCGTTGGTCTGACCACGTCGCAGAAGTCAAGCGTGACCTGAAAGCAACAGAGGGCACTTACACAGCTGTCGGTGCTGGAGGTTCAGTTATCTCTCAACACTTCGACCATATCATCGAGGATGACTTAATCTATGCTCGTAAGGATGATTTTACAGGTCAAGAACTCATGCCGTCACAAGAGGACATCGATAATGCTATCGGTTGGCACAAATTAGCATTCTCTCTGCTCGCTAACCCTGCCATAGGCTGCATTGACCAAGTGGGAACACGTTGGGCACCCCAGGATATTATTTGGTATGTCAGAAAGTTCGAAAAACAGTACAAATGCTTCCAGATGGACGCTACAATCGATGGAAAGTGGCCTATCACATCGAATTCTGAGTGTATCTGGCCCGAAAGATACAATCTAGACACTCTAAATCAACTGGCCAGAGCTCAAGGGCCCCGCATCTTCGAGACTCAATACTTAAATAGACCTCGTGCGACAGAAGACATCGTATTCCGTCATGAAATGGTCAATATTTATGATTCTCTCGCCGATACACCACAAGATACCGAGAACATGACTATCGTTGACCTCGCAGGATGGGGTGATTCCAAGGGAACAGCAAGAAATGTCATATTGACAGGCACCATGGATATCAACCATCATCTCTGGATTAAACGTCTGGACGTAGGGCGATATAACCCTAGCGAGGTCATCTCTCTCTTCAAGGCACACTCCCGTCAATTTAGCTCTAAGATTTATGTTGAAGAAGTACAATACCAGAGAGCTATTCGCCATTTCTCACGCTTAGAAATGGAACAGACTGGGGAGTGGTTTAGACAAGAGCGGCTCCCCTTCGACGGACGCAAAGACGCCAAAAACCTCCGTATTCGAGCTCTCGAACCTCTTGTCACCAATGGGGGTCTACATGTTGGCCCCACTATGTCAGCTCTCTTAGAGGAATTAGAGCTATACCCTCATTCTCATACTGTAGATATACTAGACTGTCTCGGCTATCTGATGAAAGTAGCCAAAGCACCTCTCAAGGAGACTGCTGTCAATGTCCCTGACCCATTCTGTATCGATGAAATCGAGAAAGAGCTCAAGGCTAGGTCTAATTCTGCTAGTGGCTATCCTTTTGATTTCCAGTTGCGTGGTCTTGGTCTCATTAAGGAGCCTAATAGTGTCTGATGCCCAAGCTGTTGTTCCTGCTCAGAAGTACTATTACGATTATGGAGTGCCCGCAACTAAGCAATATGAAGGATTCAGGGACACTGTCTACAAGGATACTGAAGGTAACCCAACAATAGGATATGGTTTCAACTTGAATGACCCAAATATGAGACAAATGATACCTGCTGATGTCATTTCTGGTCAAAGACCTCTTGCACGAGATGAAGCGGATAGGATATTCATACCTCGGTATAACCAAGCGGCAAGAGATGCATTTACCTATCTTGGGCGTGATAATTTCATGAAACTTGACCCAGAACGTCAGGCTATTATAGTGGATATGGCGTATAATATGGGTTTTGATAAGTTGAGTGGCTTTAAGGCCCTTAAACAAGCTATAACCGATGGAGATTACATTAAAGCAGCCTCTGAGATGAAGAATAGCAAGTGGTATGACCAGGTAGGCAATAGAAGCAAGGAGCATGTCCTTAAGTTTATGGGAGACACTAATGCCCTTCCGTAGCGAGTCTCAGCGTAGATTTCTATGGTCTCGGCACCCAGAGGTAGCAAAGAAGTGGACTGCTGAACATGGCTCTAAGATAGTAAAGAGTCGTGCCAAAGCTCTAAGGAGAAAGAAGTCATGACTTATCACAGTAACAAAGCTATGCATGCCATAAAGAATAAGACCTCACCTACAGCTATGAAGAACTCCCGTCTACGTGTCATGATGATGTCAGAGAAGAAGATGAAGAAGATGATGAAAGGTGCGTCCAGTGTCAAGTCCTGAACGTAGCTTAGAATGGTGGAAACTCTCAGTCCGTAACGGCATAAAGTTCCAGCAGAAATATGCACGTTCCGACCTATGGGCTCAATATAAGTCATATTATCGCCATAATTTTCCCAAGGGTATCATCCCTGTGAATCTCGTATTCTCTGTCTTACGCACGGTTGTACCCCAGGTCTACTTTCGTAATCCTGCTGTCATTATCACTCCTACAAAACCAGGGCTCGAATATGAGCTCCATGCCAAGTTAGTAGAGTCAATAGATAACTGGCTGCTCAGGGAGCTATCAGTAAAGACCCAGTTCAAGAAGATGATAACTGATGCTTTCCTCTGCGGCATTGGTAATGGTTTCGTAGGCTATGACTCTGAGTTCGGCTACTCTCCTAAGAATCTAGAAGGTGAGTCAGCTATGACCATTACTCAGTTTGACAAGAAAGGCTACCGTGTAGAATACAACTCTCACGTCAATCCTGGCATGCCTTGGTTCCTTAGAGCTCGCCCTGAAGATGTCATCTATCCTTGGGGCTGTGAATCTGCTGAGAATGCCGAGTGGGTAGCGATGCGAGTCTTTAGACCTCTTGATGACATCAAGGCTGACCCTAAATATAAGAACACTGATAAGCTCGTAGGCTCATTCACTCAGAAACGTACCACAGCAGAAGGTCAGCAATACGCCGATAACTTTGAGCAGCAATTACTCGATAGGGAATGGGTGGAACTCTGGCAGGTTCGTGATGCTAAGACTGGAGAGATATTAGCATTCACCATGGACCATAATGATTTCCTGCGTAAGGAAGAGGATGTCCTACAGATAGAAGGTATCCCTGTGGAGACTCTCACTTTCAACCCTGACCCAGACTACATCTATGGCATACCTGATACCCGTATCATAGAGCCACAGATGCTGGAGTTAAATGAGATACGCACTCAAGCCATGAAGCATCGCAGAGTCGATATCATCAAGGCTCTCGTCAGGAAAGGTGTCATCAAGTCCACAGAGATAGATAAGTTGCTCAATGAAGAAGTCAAGGCTATGGTAGAGATAGAGAGTGATGGTCCTCTTTCTGAATCAGTCATGATGCTCCAGCCTGGCAACTCAGGTATCCTCAATGACCTGGCTAGTGCTGGTGAGATAGTACGCTCTGATGTCAGAGAATCTATAGGCTTCTCTCGTTCATCTCAAGGTGAGTACCAAGGCAAGACTCACATCTCAGCTAAAGAGACAGATGTAGTCAACTGGGCAAAAGAGATACGACTCGATGAGAGACGTGATATGGTAGCTGACCTTCTCTCTAATGTAGTACGGAAATTTAACCAGATAATATTCGCTAACTGGAAAGGTCCACAAGTTAGGTCTATAGTAGGACCCGATGGTATGAAATGGTGGCTACAATTTACAGGTGCTGAGATTAAGGGAGAATACAATGTCAAAGTAGACCCCTCTAATGCTCTCCCTGAAGACAAGAGAACCAAGAGACAGGACGCTGTCGAGATGGCTAAGGCATGGTCTGAGATGAACCAGGGCCAGATACAACAAGGTATTCCCGTTCCAGCTGAGATACAGCGTTTCTTCTTCTCTCAATATGATGGTATCAATGTAGATAAGCTCTTAGCTCAATCTGCTCCTCCTCAAGGAGGCGGCATGGCTCCTGGCATGTCCCCTGGTATGGCTGTTCCTCCTCAGATGGCAGCACAACTCATGTCCCAACAGAAAGCTGGTGGAGGGATGCCTGGTGGCAGATAAGAGATGTGAGAAACATCCAGGATGGTCTGCTGATGAATGTGTATGGTGTGGTCATGCTCGTGAATCTGTACATGTGACAACCAAT